GGGACCATTAAAAGTTGTATTAGCCATGCGTATCTCCTGTCGGGGCTAGTGTCAGCTACCCAGTGTAGCTGTCAGGGATAAGTTATTATAGAACAAAAAAAGGGGAGTAGCAAGTACTCCCCTTTCAATATCAAGCGTGGTGTCTTATGCGCCCGGCGAACCAAAAATCCCAAGGGGATCAGATACACCGAACGAATAACGTTCCCGAGCCTTATAGCGACTATTACCCGTGTCAAAGTCAGCATCCATAGATGTCTGCATCGGAGTACGAGTAAAGTGCTTCAAGCCATTTGGAACGTCGGTCATAAGGAACCAAGCATCCGTATCCGTCAGATAATGATTGATCGCATAACCTTCAGGAATAGCACCGTTATTCTTGAGAGCATTGAGATCATTATCTGCCGTGTTTACACGTCCTTCGGTCTCCAACAACCGCGTAGCAACAAACTGCAGTGCGGATGGGATAACGAGTTTCTTAGGACGAGCGGCAATGAGCAACCCACGTTCGTCTGTCCAACCACCAATCTGGATAACAGCCGCCTCAAGAGAGGTTTCGTTAAGATCAGCAGCCGTAGAAGGCGTATTTGAGTTGGTGCCACCTGAAACAAGCGGATGAGCCGTAGAGCAAAGCGCTACACCATCACCATAAGTCGTCGAGAAGGCATCATTAAGGATAGCCGCCCCTTTAACTTGTTTCGTGTAAGCCATAGCGCGGGCAAGAGCTTTCGTATAACGAGCAGAGAGAGAGTCGTACAAGTTATCTTCAACTGCTTCCTCAGTAACTGAGAAACCCATCGCAATGGTTTCGTGCGTATAACGAGCCGTCCATGCTTCCTGTGCATTGTCATATTCGATGGCAGAGCCTTCGTTTTTGACTGGTGCGGCAGAAAAGCCTGAAAGTTTCGTTTCTTCCTCAAAAGAACGGTCAGAAGATTCGGATTCATAAATCTCTTTGTGTTCTTCACCGTACTTAGCATACTCCATACCAAAGAGAACATTAAGGCCGGGGAGGAGTTCTTTGAGTAATTGAGCGCGTGAAATAGCCATTTTACATTACTCCCCTAAACGCCGGTTGTGTTGTCAAACATGTGACCAGCATTCCACTTGACGAGCACTTCAGGGAAGGCCGTCGAAGAAGTTTGAGTATCAGTCACAATATCAACAACTCTAAGTGGGAACGTAGCGGTAGTAGCAGAAGTATCATCAATGGCAATTTTTGAATTACCAGTGACAGTACTACCCGTATTATCCACCATTTGTACGTTCGCCCCAATATCTGTAATAGCCAGATCAGCCATTACAATCGGCGTAGTAGAAGCCGCAGACGAAATGACTGCAACTTTGAAAAGCACATCTCGTGCGTCCACAACAAATGCACGAGCGTCACTAGCGACTGTGCTAGCGGGCCAATACTGTTTGAAAGTAGGTTGAGATGTACCGGGGTCCGTGAACGAACACCCAAGAAAAACGCCAATAGGCGTCATTGCGGCATCTGCAGTATCGCGTTCTACAGTGCCTCCGGTTACAAGTTTAACAACATCCCCGTAAAAGATATCAGTGGCATAAGCACTAGCAATACGATACTGCCGTGTTACACCAGCATAAGGGGTGCCGCTAATCATTTTAACCGGTTTTAGTCCATAAGGACCATCTACCGTTGGATAAGCCATTGCTTATAACTCCCGAGCTAAATGATTAAGTTCCATTACCAAAAGTGACCTTCGACTTCCGATCATTAAAGAGCGGCATACGAGGGTCGTTTTCTCGCATCAGGTTGTTATCAACTGAAGAAATCTGTGCTTTACTCTGTTTATTAAAGTATTCACTGCGTTCTTCAACCAATTCTTTTGGAGCTTTACAAAGCATCAACCCCCCGATTACGACGTTATCAGCGAACTTTTCTTGTTCGATAGTAACCAATGTAATCTCCGGGTGGTCTACTGCCTTAACCGGCTCCCAACCTTCTCGTAATTTTGAGGATACGTTTGTAGCATCAACTTGACCTAACGTAGCAACACGAACCCAATGAAATTCGTAACCCGGCTCGGGAGTAGGTGACGGAAGCACCTCAGGGCGCTGCCAAGCTCTTTTACGGGTCGTTTTTTCACGTGACGTTTGCTCACGATTTATACGGTTATCAGCCATTTGCGTTTTTCCTCATTTCTATTGCAACCTGTTTGGCGTAGTCTTCTATAGGAACTCCTAAACGTTTCGCTAGGCTTACTTGTGTTTTTGTTAGTACAATCTTTTTAGGGGAAGTACTCCGCGTAGCGGGTGTAACAACATTGGCCTGACGTTTTGGCGCTTCTACTTCTTCTATATCCCCAAATTCTTCGGGAAACATTTTGAGCATACGAGCGTTAATAGTCTCGTAGTATTCGTCACTTTGCGGGTCTACACCCGTTTTAACAAGTTTATTATGCAGCCCCAGTACATAACTTGTCATTTCGTCATCTGACCCAAACCACGGATTGGCTTCTGCCCATTCGTTAGCTTTTAGATCAACCGGTACCGGAGCGGTTTGTTCTATATTAACTTGTTCTACAGGGATATTTTCTTCCTGTAAAGGAGGTAACTGTATGTTATTTAGACGATCAGTTTTAATCTTAGCTGTAGTTAGCTTATCTTGAGCCTCTACAACCGCATCAGAGTCACCTGCTTCATACGCTTCTTTATACTCACGTTTGGCAGAATCTAATTCGGAAATAGCACTACGTTTAGCCTGATCTAAAAGTACAGTTTGGTTCTTACTTTGAGAATTTTTTAATCCTTTATTCTCTTCGACAAGTTGTTGAGCATACCTTTCTAGCTCTTCTCGCTCACGAAGCGCTGTCTCTTTAGCCCGACGCTCATCGTGATAACCTTTACTGAAGTGTTTGATCCTATTACGAACTTTATCAGAGTAGTCTTCTAGCTCCTCGTCGGTAACTTCTTCAGGAGGCTCAGAAGTTTTACGTCCCCGATCTGCTTTCGGCGTATCGTCAACAATTTCAACTTCAAACTCACTAGATTCAGCTTCAACTGACTTTTTACCAGAAGTGTTTACTTCTACAGCGTTAGAGGATTCAACCTCAACAACTGACGACTCTTCCTCATCATCGGGATTAGGGAAGTTGTATTCAACTTTTTCAAAGGGCATATTTATCTCCTACACATTGCAGATGCCACGAGGATCAGGAATAACTGCCTCGATGGAATCGTCATTCATAAGGCGAAACTCTTTACCATTAACTCTGAAGCGTGTGCCTGTATTCATACGGAACATCACGTAGTCACCCGGTTTACACCACGGCCCTTCAGGGTATCGTTCCTTATCGCTATAAGCTCCTGCACCCATATCAATAACGATGCCCATAATAGATAAGATGTACTCTTTGTGCTTCTCAGAGTCTGTTTTAATAAGAGAGCTACCTTGGTAGTGATCGTCAATGTCTGGTAACGCTACTAGCAACCTATAGCCAACCGGTACAGGTAGTTGGTTCTCAAAATCTTCTTCGCTAGCAATAGCTTGTACTGCTGATCTAGTCATCATCTTCTTCCATATAATTACGCGAGAGATCTTCTATGTGTGATAATGCGGATTCGAGACCCCGAACTAACCCGCACACTTCCTTGTATTGGGCGTAATCTTTAGATCCTCCCCCAGCAAGAAATTCCATTGCAGAGACTTTATCTGTCTCGATACGTTCTTTAAGCACGTCAAAGACGGTCTTCGCCATAATCTACTAAACCTCCAATATTAAAGGATGCCTTTTTCTCGCAGAACAAATGCAATCGCGGCAGCGCCAACCGCCACCATAATGACGATAGGTTGATCAATTAAGACGCCGATACCTACGCCGCCAACTGCGGCTGCCGCGTAAGAGGAAGGTTCTTTCATTCTATCTTTAATCCAGTCTACCATTTTCGTTTCCTTCAAGGTTGTTGGTTCTTACCTGAACCAGTTACTGCTTTGAAAATTTCAAGGTCTAATTTATCGGATTCGTTCGTAGCATCGGACTGTAGTTTAACTTCAGCTTTCTTTGCGTCCACGATTATACTCGTCTGTTCGTTCTCTACTCGTTGGGCATTTATAGCAGCATCAACCTGATCTTTCTGTGCTTTGCGCTGCATATCAGCTTGTTGCATCGCGGCGTCTGTCTGATCCCTTTGAGCTTTACGCTGTACTTCTGATTGTTTAACAGCGACTTCCTCACGCCGTAGTTGAAGAACCGGATCTTGAGCCTGTTCTTGTGCTTGTTTCTGTGCGGCTTGCTGTTTATGAGCTTCGGAAAGTTGTTTACCAGCATCTGCAACAAGCCTAGCAAGTTCAACCTCGACTTCTTCAGACAACGGTTGATCCGGGGGCGGAAGGGGTACACCCAAACGCTCTTCAATCTGCTTACGGTAATTAAACCCTAGATGCTCTGCTATATGAGCCTGTAGAGATGCCATAATTTGCTGTGCCTGCGGATTCTGGCCGATAGACTGAGCAACCATAGGATCTTGCATGAACGCCATATGCGTAGCGATATGAGCGTCGTGGTCCTGATACAGGAACGCTTTCATAGGTTTGCCTACAAGCGCAGCCATGTTCTCACTTACAGGATCAACAGGTTTTGCATCATCGTCTGTAGGAACAAGTTTGTCCGCATTCTTGACCCCAAGAACCTCAATCATTTGTCTGTGTAGCTGCGGTAAGTCATAGATTTGCGGAGCTTGCGCTGACATCTGTAAAACAGCCTGATACTGCACAACCCGTTGTGCCATCGTAGAGCTATTTGGATCGCTGACAGGTATTACATCTACAGAATCATAATCTTCTCTACGTGCATTTATCTCGCCTCTGTAGGGCTGATAACTATACTGCTCCGGTGCGTACTCAGCCATAATAGCTTTAAGGAGCTTAAACTCCTGTTTCATAGCGTAATGGACGCGGGCCTGTACTGCAGCCATCGGCTTGAGGGTACGTTCAAGAAGCGCAAGGGTAGTACCTACAGGGGCATTAGCGGACATATCAGAGATGTTCATATCACTGATAGCGCCAAGCCTTCGACCTTCAGTCGTTATTTGGTTCAAAAGCGCGAGAAGTGTCTGTGATGGCTCCTTGTATGGAAGCGGCATGATGTTGTCACGAATGCTGCCTGACGGCACATCTACATCGCGCCACTCTCCCGGTTCAATAGGAGTATCATCGCCTTTTATCCGAAGTCCACGAGACTTAATCCCGCCCGGAAGATTAGACAAGGTACCCGCATCTACAAGCTGGCGAATAATAGATGTGCCAGCGCGAGCGTAACCACCAATAATATGGATAAGTCCCAGTCCGTAGAATCCAAACCCCGGTACGTATACGTAATGCACGAAGTGTTGCCGCTTCTGCATAAGAACATCATCAGGGTTCCAATTCCTGCGTATAGCTAATACGTCATTAGTACCGCGCTCGATAGTAACAACATACGGTCTAGCTATCTCATCATCAGAGTCATCTATGCCTTCTATAACAAGATCAGCGTGTATCTCGTATATAGCATAACGATCATCATCCGTTATAGAATAGCCGCCTTCTTCAGCTTTTCGTTCTTCTATATCTGTATGAAACGGTTGCGGGTCTTCTAGTTCTGTGTCCCGGTAGAAACCACTTACTTGGAGCTTCTTTAGGTCATTTTTAGTCTTACGCATTACATGTGTAACACGTTCCGCGCTCTCTATATGGGATGCACCGTAAGGAACAATTACATCTTCGGCGGGTATATACACGGCTGTTTGCCGATCTTTATTAGGGTCATAATATACCTTCTTAAAGGCAGACCCCGAAAGTCCCAGACTATAGAGCAAGCGCTCATGCTCTGGACGGTACTCGACCATACGTTCCGTAAGCTCGTAGTTCATATCCGCCTTTACGCGAGCAGCGGATTCTTCCTTCTCTTTGGTTTCTTCACCAAGTATCTTAGTCTTTACTGGACCTCCTGAAGGAAACGTTTCACTCATAGTCTCCGCTTGAAAGCGGATAGCCGCTTCCGCAAGTACCGTAGAATACACGCCGCACGCACCCTCCCACGGGTCCGACCTTTCTTCGTACTTGAACCCAAGGACATCAAGTCCTTTGACAAATGTATCTGCCCAATCCTTACGAGAATCAATATCAGCGTCAACCATCCCTACAAGTTCGTCAGAGAGTTTATCCAAAACATCTTCGTCTAGAGACTCTGCTATATTAGCGTCAAAAGCATCGCTATCACCCTCTTTAGTACCGGGTATTAAAGTTACTTCAACGCTGCCATCATCCAGAGTAACCATATCCGGGTTGACAATTTCAATCTCAAGTCCTTCGCCCATACCTTCTTCGATACCTTCATCGAGACCCATAGGGGCAGAATACATTCCTTTTTCAATAGCCATGATATATCCTAATAATAGCCGCCCTGACGGTGTTTAAAATACTGTATGGGTTCTGCTTCATCCGAGGGTAACCGTATAAACCCGCCTTGTCTAAATCTCATAAGAGCCATCACAGTCGAGTCAACCAGATCATCATGGCTCATAAACGGGAACCCTGCAATTTCTTCCACAAGTGCTTCTGCCCAACGAGTAGATGGTATCCATACTAACTCCGAAGCTACAATATCAGCAACAGAGTT